ATTTGGAACTTGTCAAACGAGAGCTGTCTGGGATACGCGAGTTTTACGACGCCCGGATAAACACGGAGATCCCGCCGTTGAAAGAGGAGATGGACCGCATCTCAGGCCAGCTTAATAAGGCGCAGCAGCTGTGGCGAGACGGAGAGAAAAGGGCTTTGCTCTCACGCTTCGGCGGCAGCGACCGGCCCAGAGTCGACTTCGGGAAATACGCCGGGCTGGACCACCTGGACATCGCCTGTGCCCGCAGCCTCCTGACCGCTCAGTTGCGTGAGCCGTCGGGGGTTAACCCTCGGATGCTGGAGGACTGGCAGTCCAATCTAAAGGCAGCTATGGACTCGACGACCTCGGGCTCCGGCGACGAATTGTTGGACACCCAGGAGGCCCGCGCACTCTGGGACGACGTTAATCTGGAGACTTCGGTGGCGCCCCTTTTCAACACGGTCCAGATGCCTAGCAACCCATTCCAGATCCCGCTCCAACTGGGCGACGTGAATTGGTACCCCGGAACGGAGAGCGTGTCCACCAAGAGCACCGGCCTGGCCACCGCCCGGCAGACACTTACCGCCTACGAATTGGCGGCCGAAGTCCCCTGGTCCTACGACCTGGACGAAGACTCGGTGATCGCCATGATGGAAGAGCTGCGGCGCAGCCTGATGCGGAACGCCCGTGAGGTCATCGACGATGTGATCTTGAACGGCGACACGACCGTCACCAACAACATCAATGCCGACGGCGCCACGATCGCAAACACCGACGCCGGCAAGGGCCAATGGCTGCTGGGCTTCGACGGACTCTTGCACTTGCCGCTGGTGGACAACACCAGTCAGGCAACCGACCACAACGCCGCAGTCTCTGATGACATGTTCAACGAGGTTCGGTCCAAGCTGGGAAAGTATGGCGTGCGGCCTTCTGAAACCGTTTACGTCACCGACGTGAATACCTTTATCAGGGCGCTCAGTGTGTCCAACTTCCGCACTCTAGACAAATTCGGGCCCCAGGCAACCCTCCTCACCGGCCAACTAGGCGCGGTGGAAGGCATCCCGGTGATCGTCTCGGAACAGATGGCGCTGGCCGACACCGACGGCAAGGTCACAGACGCCGGGAGCGGCACCAACACCGGAAGGCTGCTCATCGTCAACCGCTCCCAGTGGCGTGTCGGATTCAAGCGCGAATTGACTATTGAAACCGTTCGAGATGCCCAGAAGCGGCAGAACATCATGGTCGTTAGCTTCCGGATCGGTCTGCAAGAACGGACCGGCTCCCGGTCAACGGCCACCCACACGGCCCTCCACTACGACATAACCGGCGTCTAGGCGGCGCAGCCGCGTTTAGGGAGGCCATGACTGGGTAAAGCCATAGCCTCCGGACACTCACCAGACAAGATTATTCTAAGTACGGACGCACCACCGTCCGGAAGATAGAGAGGACAAATGACAACGATCAGTCAGAAGGACCCGGTAGCCGAAGCCGTTAAGAATATGATTCCTCCCGACCAGAGCGGCGTCGTTTACGTTGCCAAACGATACATCGTAGAAGCTTTGGCCTCAGGCAACACCAACGCATTCGCCTTCGCGGTCCAGAACCCGGAGGCCGTCGATTGCATCGTGACCAACGTGATCGTCGACATCACCACCGCGGGAGGCACGGCGTCTTCAGTCCTGGACGTCGACGTGGCAGCCGACGCCACCAGCACCGGCGACAGCATCATCGACGGCCTTAACCTCACCGCAACCGGCGTGGCCGACCGGCACGATGACGCCGGCACCAACGGAGGGGAAGCCCTCAAATGGGACAAGAACGGCGGCGCCAATGACTACGTGACCGGCAAGATTCTAGCCCAGAACGCCGCCAGCCTGGTGGGAACGGTCATCATCGAGTATGTACCCCTGTCTTAAGGGACCGATGACCGCCAGCACGAGCACAAAATCATAGGAGAAAACACGTTGACCATCTTCAGGCCGCGCGCCCTGATCGCCCGCTTTACCAACCCTCTAACCAGCAACCTCGATGGGATCTCGCCCAAGAATCGGTATCCAAAAAACTGGGCTTTGGTGATTTTGGCCGGTATCTTCGCCATCGCCGGGTTGGAAGGCTACGCACTCAGTCTGGGCATAGACGGCACGGCCCTCAGAGCAGCTCTAACTTTCATCGGCATCCTGGGCGGCGCCGGGTTCGGCCGGGTCTTAAAGTGACCTCGCGACGCTCCGCACCCATCCGCCGCCGGCCCTACGTGGCACTGGTCCGGGCCCATGACTCGAATACGTCAAATACACGGAACACCTTGGTCACCCCCTCCAGTGGGCGGCGGATCCGAGTCCTACGCGTCCGGGTGATCCAGGAGCAGACCGATGGCCGGCGCCTGTGGGAGCTATACCTGGGCACCGGAGCGGATATCACCACTGACCCGGCTAAGGCGATCGACATCTTGGATATACCGAACGACGGCGAAGCCGCCACTCGGACCTTTCTGCGGGACGAGGGCCCACGGGGCGAGCGGGACGAGGTCCTCAGCGGCCGTTGGCTGGGGACACCGCCGACAACGGTGCATAAGATCATCGTTGAATACACCGAGGAGTCTTAACGCTTGGCCAGACGCCGAACCCGCTCAAGACTCCGGCAGCGGCCGATTCGCCTTTCGATCAGGGTGGTCGATTCAAGCACCAACACGGCACAGCAAACCATCTTGACGCCCCGGCCGGGGCGGCGGATACGTTTCATCCGGAACAAACTCCTGCAGGACTCTTCGGAAGGGCGCTTCCTGTGGGAACTTTACTTCGGAGACGCACCGAATATGATCACGGGTCCAAACAAGGGCGTGGACATATTGGCGGTCCCAGGCTCCGGCGCTACGGCAACCCGTGTCTTTCGGCGGGGTCAGGGGCCGCGGGGCCAACGGAATGAAGTCCTGAGTGGCCGGTGGCGGGGATTCGCTCCAAGCAGTCCCCACAATATAATCATCGAGTACATCGAAGAGCGATAAAAAGGACTATGGATCCGGGTTGCCTCTGCGGCTCAGCAAGAGGGACTAGTTTAGAAATCGATTCGGGAGGCAGAACATGGGCCGGGAAGCATACCGCTCACTCTACGGCGACCTGACTAAACTGAAGAACGATAGCCTGCTCAAAGACCCCGCCGGCGGCGCCGGTGACGATGATGAGTTGTTCCAATTGTTATTGTCCGTTTCTAACTGGGTGGACAACTATTGCAACCGCCACTTCTACCCCCGCGCAGATACTTTGGTCTTTGACGGCAGGGGCACGGTCCAGTTGCTGGTGCCTGACATTATCTCGATAACCACCTTGAAAGAAGACAGCAACGGCGACCTCACTTTCAACGAGACATGGGCCGCCAGCGATTACTGGTTTCAGCCCAACAACGCCGCCCCCACCCAGCATTGGGGCGGTCCCTACACCGCACTGAAAGCCCGTTCCCAAGGAAATAAGGCTGATGGTTTCGTAACCGGTGAACAGAACTTCCAGGTGATCGGTGTCTGGGGGTACAGTCAGTATTCCGAAGACAGCGGCACCGACCTTAACGACGCTTCTATGAACACCACCAAGAACACGGTGGCGGTGGATGACGGTACGCAGTTTGAGATCGGCCAAACGGCCCTGATCGGCACGGAACAGATGCTGGTAACCGGGATTTCGGGCAACGACCTCACCGTGACTCGGGGCTTGAATGGTTCAACCGCCGCGGCCCACGCCGACAACTCAGATATCGATATTCTGCGCTGGCCGGCCTCGGTTGAAAGGGCCGCGATGATTCAAACAGCAAGGATCTGGACCAGGTCAGCCGACTTTGAGCCCTTCTTCGTAGACTCCGACATTGACACCGATGTACGCATCCTCCTGGAACCGTACCGCAAAACCGCCGCATAGCCACTCCCTACATCCATTTTGATGAAAGCCGTAAGAGAATCGCCGGCTCCGGGCCATAGCTGTTTGTCTTGCTGGGACCAAGCGATCAACACTGGCTTCATGCCTTGTGCCCGTAGCTTGGATTTGTACCTGATGAATTTGGCGAATCGGCTTGACTTGCGACCTATTGTGGGCTAAACTGGCGCGAATCTTCGGCAAAAATATATAGTATTCTGTTTTACGATTTAGGGATGCTGAGTGCAAATCCAGCATTATTTGATAGTACGCCCAAGTCCCAAACGGAGGATGAACGGCGGACTTTTCTCTCGGAAAATTCATAGTCTTACGGATGGAAATGGAGGAGGCTACATGTCGAGGCACAGGTTACTTAACTTTAGGACCCTACTTCCAATAGTGACGGCGCTCTTATTGGTTATCGCTGTTGCGTGCGGATCGGAGACCACAGACACATCAAAGCCGCAGGCAGCGGCGGTCGCCACGGCAGTGCCAGGCGCCACGGCAGTGCCAGCAGCAAAGGCACCAGCAGCAAAGGCAACAGCGGTTCCATCAGGAGCAGTTCCCACGGCAGTGCCAGCGCGGGTGACCAGCGCCCAAGCCACACAGGCTCCAGTGGTAGCGACCAAGGGTCAACATGGCGGTGTCGCCCGGATGTCGGCCTACGCTGATACCAAGGATTGGGACCCCAGGGGTTCTTCCTCCCTTTCCAGCATCCAGGCCGTTTCCCAGTTGTACAACCAACTGGTACAGATGGACACTACTGACACCAGTCAG